GGTCAGACCAATCCTATGACCATTTCGGATATCTCTACGGGTGCATTGTACTGCATCTTCAGGAGCAACACCAGTCAGGTCAACTGTACCGCTGATGTGTCAGCCTCGGCACGAGTACGTTACACTGATTAGTAAATCGACTCAGAATTAATTAGCGGAGGTGGGGAGCGGAGCGCAGCGGAGCAGGGGCCCCGCTGTAGCGGCCATAATGTGGGTTAGGGTTCTTGAACCCCACAGTAGCATAGCGGAGAGCATCGGTTAGAGGACAGCGGAGCGGTTAGGGGAAGAGGGAAGTATGTTTGTGTTAAAAAAATAAAAAGCGGAGGGACGAAGTTCCGTAGCGTCCTTACCATCTAAAAGCTTTTCCGGTGCACCATCTTGATATAGATGGTAAATCCGGCTCCGGTTTTTTCCCGCGTTTATCGCGCGTGCGCAGGGCTGGGTCAGTATTACCCAGCCCTGCAGAACTCACTACTTTGTGAGTTATGCCCCGCCAATCGTCCCCTGCTCACGATTGGTGTTTTACCCTGAATAATCCACGGATGAAAGATCACGATCGCATAAAGAGTTGGCAGTACAACTATCTGGTCTATCAGTTGGAACTTGGAGAAGAAGGAACTCCTCACTTCCAAGGATTTGTACAGTTTACCATCAAACAACGTTTGGGTGCTTTAAAAAAGTTACATAGAAGTATTCATTGGGAACCTCGACGTGGGTCGGCTTACCAGGCCGCCCATTACTGCAAGAAGCCCGAACTCGGGTGTGATTGTCACCACTGTGTAGCAGCCCGTCTTGGAGAACCTCCTCAAGACCCTTTCGAAGATGGAATCATCTCTGCCCCTGCCGGTGAGAAGCTCAACTCTGTGGTCCAAGTCATCAAACGACGTGGCCTATCCGCGGCCATAGAAACCTATCCTACTCATTACATGGGTATGACGCGAGGCATGCAAGCACTCGCTACTTTTTATTCGCCTCGTCGATCACAGCGTCCTGTCGTGACAGTGCTTTACGGTCAGCCAGGCTCTGGAAAAACTCGGTTCGCCATGCTGGGCCCCGAGCCTTACGTGCAGGCTGACTACCCGGCAAAGGGTGGCCAGTTTTTCTTCGGGGACTATCGTCCCGACTGCCATCAGACTGTTGTTTTCGACGACTTCTACGGCCAAATGCCTTACGTTTCTTGGCTTCGGGTTTGTGACCGTTATCCCATGGAGGTCCATACCAAAGGCGCGTTCCATCAACTCCTAGCGCCTAACTTGGTGTTTACCTCTAATCGTGCACCCTACGAATGGTATCCAAAGTTGTTTTCCGACTTTGACCGTTGGCAAGCGTTCGACCGGCGCATCGATAACATCATCTTTTTCTGCGAAGATGGCTATTTGGTAAGAAAGGGAAACCTTCCATGGCCTCTGCCGTACTTAGGCCCTCTTGATCTGAATCAAGCTCTGATGAACCCAAATTTGATTCCTGACTATACTCCTCCGAGGAGAGGACAACCTGGTTGTGTGCCATTTCTAATTTCCTAGCAGTGCAGCACGAAATTATCGGAGCGCTACCTGCGCCCTATCGCGATCCTAATTAGGCAATAAATCGCGCTTCTCATTTTCCTGAAAATGCCACCTCCCTATAGACGTGCACCCCGAACTACCTTTGAGAGAACAGGGAGACTTCCTCTTCGAACTGCTGCCCGTGCAGTACGTCGAGGCGATTACCTCGCCGTCCGCTCTGCGACTACCCGACGTCGGCAGCTTGGTCGTGCACGACTGGATAAGAAAGGAATGGACACCAGCTTGTCCGCCAATACTATTATTTCTACCACGAACAGCAACGCCTACATTTCGGTGCTGAACCTCATCCAGCCTGGTACCGGTTCCTGGAATCGCATTGGCAAGAAGACCCACCTGAAATCGGTCCGTTGTACTGGTAAAATCCAGTTCAATATCACCCCTACCTTCCTTACGGGTGCCTGCAATGACACATTCGTTCGAATGATCATCGTGTGGGATAAGCAACCCTCTGGTGCCGCAATCCCCAACTTTGATGCCATCTTTGGGATTACTGATCAAACCGGAACTGAAAGCTGCCCCTTGATCACTTGTCCTCTGCGCTTTGACAACATGGACCGCTTCCGTGTCCTCCGTGACACCAACATCACCTTGGACGAGGTTTCCGTCCCATCCTTCGGCACTGGTCCCCTTCTCGTTACTCAAATTCCCTTTGATGTATACGTGAAGCTACCCAATCTTGAGTCTGTGTACTCTGGTCAGACCAATCCTATGACCATTTCGGATATCTCTACGGGTGCATTGTACTGCATCTTCAGGAGCAACACCAGTCAGGTCAACTGTACCGCTGATGTGTCAGCCTCGGCACGAGTACGTT